TCAGCGGCGGCGCGCCGCGTCGCGCACCTCGAGCGCGGCGTCCCGGACCAGAATCGCCAGCGCCCACAGGAGGCACCACGCGGCGTAGACCAGCCCGGCGGCAATGAACAGCACGCCGCGCACAGTCGCGACGAACAGCAGCGCCAGGAGGGTGAACAGTTGCATGGTGACCCCTCTCGTGGTGTAGGTACACCTTAGCACCAGGTGACACCACACCACAACCGTCACTCGACGTACAGGCAATCCGTCGCGTACCCGACTACCCCGGCCATCTGGATAGCGACCTCCGCGGCCTCGAGATAGGACTCCGCGGCCACCTCGACGCGCACCCACTGTCCCACGGTCACCCCCTCGCGGAGTAGCTCGTGGCTGGACACGCCGACGTCGAAGGCCCATTCACTCACGGGCGGCCCCGCAGGTGCACGGCGCCACCCGCGGCCCACCAAAGCATCGGCCGGTCCAGGTCGCGGGCCAGACTCCCCGGCTCGCGCTCGGTGCCGCACCGGCCGCACACCTCGTCGGCGAGGGAGAGCACGCACGAGGGCTCGCACGGGCTCGAGGAGGGGAACGGACGGGCCGAGCGGTGCCCGGTGCGTTCCTGCCACGTGGCCCCACACCCCCGGCACTCCCGAGCGATCTCCTCCACCAGCTCGGCGGCCGGGACCTCGCGGAAGCCTGGCACGTCCACGGGCAGCTCGTCCGGCGAGTACCTCGACGCGGTCGGGAAGGGCGGCGGCACGGCCATACTGACTCGGCGACCGGTCGCTACGAGTCGGCGGCGCCCGAACAGGTGGAAGCGCTCGACGCCGCATCGCGGGCAGGCGGTCCAAGGCTCGACGTCGGTCACGCTGACTCCGTTTCCGGCGCCGGTTGGCGCTCCTGGTCGAGGGTGGCGAGAAGCTGGCGGGCGGTGTGCGTCGACACGCCCAACTCGGACGCCAGGCGGCCCCGCCCGATCGTCGGCGTGGCGGCCCGTAGCTGGCGGGCGCGCTCGAGGAGGTCGGTCGCTGGCGCCGGGCGGGCGGGTGCCGGGCGGACTGGCGCGGGCGCTGGCGCTGGCGGCTCGGGTGCTGGCGCTGGCGCCGGGTGAGGCGGTGCGGGCGGCGGATCGGACCGGGCGGGCGCCGGGCGGGCGGTCGCCAGGGCCGCCAGGTGGGCGACTGCGCCGAGGACAGCGGGCGGGATCGCGGCCACCGTCACCACGCCCCACCACGGCGGCGCCAGGTGGTAGGCCGCGAGGGCGTGGTCCGCCGCGTTGCCCGCCACCGACAGCGCCAGAGTCACGAGCGCGAGCGCGCGGGCGAAGTGGCGGGGGCGGGTCGGCTGGCGCACGTCCAGCCACACCAGCGTGGCGACCGCGGCGGCTGCGTCGAGCGCCAGCGGGAACAGCCACGCCAGCTCGGCGGGCGTGCCACACCGGACCGCCAGGGCCCGGAGGCTGGCGAAGGACCAGACGGCGGCGGCCAGGGCGACGGCGGCGAAGCCCGACCACGTGACGGCGGCTCGGGGGTTGGCGGTCATGGGTGGCGGGCCTCCTCGATCGCGGGGCGGTCGGCTCCCCCGGGTCGGCGGGTCACCGCTTGCCCGGCATCGGGAGTCGGGCGTCCCAGGCGTCGCCGGGCAGTCCGCGCAGCCATCGCGCGAACTGTTCGGCCACCTCTCCTTCAGACACGCCCTGGAGGTCTTCCCACTCGGGAAAGTTCTCGGGGTCGTCGCCGTACATCGCGGCGGCCTCGGCCGCGGCGCGGATGAGGAGGGACGCGGCTGCTCGCTTCTGCTTTAGGTTCACGGTGTCCTCCGGGGGCGGTGAAGGCTGAACGGATCGCGCGGGGCACGGGCAGTTAGGCTCGTGCGCCACGCGGGGCGGTTGGTCACGCGGCGGCGACGCGCTCGTGGATCTCCCGCAGCTCCTCGACGCGCTCGCGGGGCAGGCGGACGACGTCCTCGGTCGCGTCAAGGTCCCGGGTCAGACGGACGCCGACCGGCGTACGGCCGTCCCACAGCGAGACCCACACGTCGCGGGGGCCGCCCGGGGCCGGGAACATGACGCACCCCGTGGCAACGAAGGACGGCACCGTGTGGTCCGCGTCGACCACGAGCACCCGCACCGCGGAACCCGGGGCGCCCGGCTTCGGCGAGAACGTGCCGTCCCCCGGCTTCGGGGCGCGCGGGGCCCGGGGTCGCGCCGCGGGGCGGAACGGCTTCACCGCGCGGGCGGCGGCGAGGATGCGCTCGCGCTCGTCGGCGGCTGGGGTGTAGTACGTCGCGATCTCGCGCCGCTCCCGCGGTGTGGCGTCCCCGCGCTCGAGGGCAAGCTCGAGGTCGCGCGGCATCTCGCGGTTGCGCTTGTGGACGGTCCCCTCGGTGGGGAGGTTGAACAGGGTGCCCTCGACGGTGTCGGTCACGAAGGCGGCGGGGCTGGCGGGCATGGTTCCTCCAGGTGGTGGGGGCCCCGGGCGGTCAGGCGTACAGGGCGCGGAACTCGCGGAGGGCGGCGAAGAAGGCGCCCCACGAGAAGCGGTCGCCCTGCCACGCCAGGCCCTCCGCCGCCTCGGCGAGGGCGGGCTCCGCGGCGGCGAACGCCTCGAGGGCGTCGAAGTCGCGGGGGCGGATGCGGAAGGGGGCGCGGATCATGTCGGGCTCCGTTCTCTCTGTGGTGTAGGTACACCGTAGCATGGGTGTATCTACACCACAAGGGGCGCCCCGTCAGACGGGGAGGAGGCCGGACGCGTCCGCGAACTCCGCCTTGAGGTCCCCGAGGGTCTTCCCCGTGGCGTGGCGGTAGTCCGCGAGGGCGTACGGGCGGGTCACGTCCAGGGCGAGGGTGTCGCGGGCCCACGCACGGAACCGGGCGGCGAACTCGCGGCGGCGGAGGTCGTCGGCTGACTTCGCGGCCTTGCGGACCTCCCGGACAGTCCAACCGGCCGCGCGGGCGGCACACTGCGCGCCGAAGTAGACGACCTCCCCGGTTCCGATGCCCTCGACGTCGAGCGCCTCCAGGACAACGGTCCCCTTCAGCTCGACCCGGCCGCAAAGCTCGCACTCGGTGACGTCGGCGGTGGTTCCGTTGACCCGGTAGGCGTTCACTCTGTCCTCCTCGTTCGTGGTGTAGATACACCGTATCATCGGGTGTATCTACACCACAAGCCCCGGCGCCTCCGGCCGTCGGAACAGCTCCGCGCTCGACTTGCGCGCCGGGCCGAGCGGATTCACCGCGTCGATCCGGCGGATGAGCGCGGCCACGAGGTCGGCCGTCGGGGTCGCCGCGACCTGCGCGGCGGTAGCCCTCGACAGCTCGTGGCGGATCCGGAGGACGTCCCAGTGGAAAGTGTCGTGCTGGTGTAGACGCCGCTCCAGCCCGCCGCGCTGCTGCCAGTAGTGCTCGACGTAGCGGAGGACGTCGTCGCGCGCGATGTCCACACCAACCTTGCGCGCGTACCGCTCTGCCAGGTCATAGGCGGCCTCGGCATTCGACGTCGCGTCGTTCCGCTCGCGGATCAGCTCGCGGATTCGCCGCGCCTGGCGCTCCATCTCGTCGGCCTGCGCCAGGGCGACAGCTCGATAGTCCTTGTCCATGTGACCCTCTCGAAACGACGGGGGCCCCGGTCGTCGGTGCCGGGGCCCCGGGCCGGTCAGCGCGACCGGCGGAGGAGGCGCAGCGCACCCCGCAGGGTCCGCCGGTTCCAGCGGTCCGACCAGCGGACCCGCGGGGCCCCCTCGGGGACCACCTGGAATGAACCGTCGGCCACCTCGAAGAGACGCCCGACCCGTGCGCCGTCGGCGAGCACGTCCCACACGCGCCACATCTGCGCGGTGGCGCCATAGGCGACGGTGAGCCCGTCCACCTCGACGGTCGAGCCGAGGGCGGGGGCGGCGGGAAGGGAGATGGTGGCCATTTGGACCTCCTAGGTGGTGTGGGTGGTTGGTGTAGATACACCGTAGCAGTGGGTGTATCTACACCGCAACCCCGGACCTTCCCGGGTGTAGTGACACCGTGCTAGCCTCGGGTCATGCCGAACGCACCGCGCACGCCGACGCAGAACATCCGCGTGGACGAGGACCTCTGGCGGGAAGCACGGGAGGTCGCCGAGGCTATGGGGACCGACCGGTCCTCCGCCGTGCGCGCGTTCCTGCGTTGGTACGTCCGGCGGCCCGGGGCCGAACTCCCCGAGCGGCCCGGCGGGCCCGGCGGTGACGGAGAGTCGGCCGGGGCCCGACGGGCGCTCGAGGAGATAGACCGGGCATACCAGGAATTCCAGCGGGCCACGGCGGTGGCCAAGTCCCGGATTAAGTGACGCCCGGAGGGCCGAACACGATCCGCTGCGGCACCGCCAGCGGCTCGAGCAACTCCACGAGACGCTCGACGGACCGGCGGAGCGCGGCCTGCTCGCGGACCTGCGCACGCTCGGCGGGCGACCAGGTCTCGCACCGGTCGAGGCAGTGAACCCGGCCGGGGACTGTGCGGTACGGGTCGTCGAGGTCTCCGACGTGGACCCTCTCAACCGCGACCGGGCCCGAGCACAGCGGACAGATTCGTGGGGGCCTAGTCACGCGGGGCTCCCTTCAGGTGGGCGGGCATCCTCGGCGGACGGCCCGTGCGCTTCCAACGGTCGAGGAGGTTCACGACACTGCGTAGGTCGGCGAGGATCTCGCGGTCCTCGAAGTCGAGCGGGTCGACGCCGTACGGGTTGTCGGGGTCGCCCCGTCGCTCCGCGCATTGGATCGTCGTGCGGGCCTTCGAGTGAACCGCGCGGACCTCGGACAGTAGGCTAGTCGTCCGCTGCCCCACGGGGAGCGAGTGCTCCCACTCGACCACGGCCCGTCGGGCCTCCGCCTCCTCGCGGTCCCGGGCGCGGCCGTGGATCTTTCCGAACTCGTCCACGACGGTGAGCGGGAAGGCGTCGCGGTACCCGGGCGCCTCCTCGGTCGTCGGGACTACGTGGAACGACTTGTCAGCCACGGGCGGCCTCCCGGTACTCCTCGGCACGCTTGCGCAGTCCTTCGGCGAAGTCCTCTAGCGCGGTCAGATAGCCGTCGAGGAAGTCGTGGCGGCCGGACAACGTCGAGGCCGTGGCCCGGTAATCGGCGGCCAACCGCTCCGCGCGCTCGGCCTCCGCCTCGTCCTCGGCAGCTCGGACGTGCGGGGCGGCGGCACCGAGGGCCCGGTCGACGCAGTACCTCGTCGCCTCATCAACGAACTGGAATTGCGCGCGCGCCGCCTCGACGGCGGCGGTCGGCACGGGCGTAGGGGTGGGGCCTTCGTTCGTCGTGGTCATCGGCGGCGCCTCCCGGCAAGCTCGGCGAGTGCGGAGTACACCGCGCGGAGCGTCTCGACGTCCCCGGCGGCGGAGTGGTCGGGCTCCGGGACCTCGAAGCCGTTCGCGCGTACGGCGTCGGTGACGGTCTTCAGGCTCGCCGGTCGGTCGTAGCCGAGCACAGGCATGGCGTAGGTCGCGACGTCGAGCAGGCGGTAATGCCACGGGGCTACACCCCAGCGGGCGCGGAGGAAAGCCGTGTCGAACGCGGGGTTCGAGCCGACGACCGTCACGCCTGTGAGGGCCCGCCGTAGCTCGACGTCGGCGAGCGCACCGAAGCAGGGCGACATACCCACCGGGGCGCGGTCCCAGTAGCCGTTCATCTCGAGGGCCGCAGGGTCCGCGGTACGGAGCGAGTGCGGCAGGTAGGCCGTGACGATCGGGCCGTCGTTCACGGCGTAGGCCACCTCCCACACCTCGTGGCGGAGCGGGTCGAGGCCGGTCGTCTCGGTGTCCAGGAACACGACGTCAGTCACGGGCAGTCCTTCCAGGGAGCAGGCGCTCGAGGAGCGCGAAGACGAGCAGCGACGGCAGCACCGCGAGGGCAGGCAGCACGAGCGGGAGCGCGAGCAGGGAGACGAGCAGGACGCCGGGCAGCGTGGCGAGCGAGCCCCGTCGGCGGGTTGGGTTGAGCAATGCGCCCCAGCGGACCCCGGCCCACATGAGCCAGCGGCGCGGGAACGACACGCCGAGGGAACGCATGGCCTCACGGAAAATGCGATCCACGCGGCGGGACGAGAAGGCCCCGGCGGGAATCATGTGAGTGATGAGGAAATCGTGAAGCACGGCGGCGGGGGTGTAGTTGCCGTATGTCGGTACTAACCACCAGATCGCGCGCGGCACGCTTGCGAAGTCGGTCACGTAGCCCCGCCGAACGCCCATGCGGCCGTCGTCCGGGTCGTCGTAGAACAAGTGCCGGTCCAGACGCCACAGGTAGTCGTCGGTCTGTGTCACGGAGACGTGCGGGTCGACGAAGGTCACTCGGTCACCCCCGGCGGGGTCCAGCCGAGGGCGACGAGGGACTCCGCGGTCGCCTGGTCGACGTAGGTGGTTACCGAGTCGTGTCGGAAGTCCCCTTCCCGGACGAACATCCGCATCGTTACCTCGGCGTGGTCCGGGGCGAGTGCCAGGTCCAGGCTCGCTACCGACGCGCTAATGTCGTGTCCGTCCACGAACACGCGGGTGGAGCCGGGCTCGTCGGCGGACTGGACGATCTCTAGCTTGCTCACGCTTTCCTCTCTTGACATGGGGAAACCGCGGGCGGAGCACGGCGTGGCTCCGTCCGCTGTGGACAGTTGGTCAGAAATGGCGCGCAGCGAAAACCGCCCCTGGCCTGCGTTAACCGGGCGGACCTGGCAAGCGTGGCAAGGGGCGCGGGGAAACAGTCGCCGGGATCGGCTAGGCCCTCGAGTGCGTCATAAGGGCGTCATTCCCCGACCCCTTGCCGGGCTTGCCAGGAACCGGAGGTTTCGGCAGGTCAGGGGCGGTTTCAGGTGAAGGCGGTCAGCGGCGCCAGGTAATGTCTACGGTGGGCGCGGTGCCAGGGCCCGGGACCGAGGTGTTGTAAGCCTCGGGGTGGGCGAAACCGAGAGCGGTCGCGGCCATGGCTGCGGCGACCACGGGGAGCAAAATCAGGCGGGCGAGGGCCTGGCGGCCCGTGCGCCGCTGGCGGGCAGACGGGCGGCGGATGAACTCTCGCATGGCTCCCCCTTCGCAGGTGTAGATACACCCTATCACACGGTGTGGGTACGCCTCAGCCGATGGAGCCGTCTCCCCCACAGTTCCCGCACGTCGTCTCGCGCGGGCGACCCCTCTCGTCCGTTCCGTCGTAGACGACGCCGGACCCGTTACAGCTCCGGCATGTGTTCTCTACTCCCATGGATCACCTCTCGATACGTCGCGTGGTCACGGGGAAGTCACGGCGGGACGGGCGCCGGGACTCGGCCTGGTGAACGGTTGAGCGGAGCGGGGTCCTGCCACGCTCGGTCGGGGTGTAGTGCGCGGGAAGGTCGCTCGAGATCTGGAGTCGGGCCAGCGCCTTGGACCGGATCTTGCGGATAGCTGCCCTGTGCATTCCCATGGCGGCGGCGATCACAGTCGCGTCCTGCGGCTCGTAGCCGCCGAGGCCGTAGGTTCGCTCGAGGACCTCCCGCCACTGCGGGGACAGGGTGCCGAGGAGCTGCTCGGCGGCGTCGAGGTCCTCGACGGAGCGGAGCCGGGTCTCGGCCGTGCGGTCGGCGACCGTCTCGGCCACCGTGGCGCCCTCGCCGTCCAGCGCCGCGGAGTCGTTCCACTCGAGGGTCACACCAAAGGCGGCGAACCAGACGTCCGTAAACGTGTTCGGGTCGACCCGCTCGCCGAGGGGCGCCTCGTTGGCCAGGTAGTCGCGGGCGGCGGGCAGGTTGTAGTCGAACCGGCGGACCGCGTTGTAGACCCGCTGGAAGGTGTGGAACGGGAGCGTCAGGCCGGGACGGGCGGCGGAGGACTCCCGCTTGAGGTTCTGCGTGGCCCGGTTGTTGAACGCCAAGCCGAACTCCCGGCCGTCGTGGCGGACGTCGTCGGCCGCCTCGAGCAGCGCCAGAAAACAATCCTGCCGGGCGTCGTCATAGTCGTAGGTGTGCTGCGTCCCGAATCGGGCGGCGAGCTTATGCACCAGCCCCCCGAAGCGCGAGAACAGCTCCAGCGCGGCGACCGCGTCCCCTTCGAGGGCCGCCACCGCGAGGGCGGCGTCCGTGCGGACCGGGGCGGGGGCGGCGGCGTCGACGGTCATTTTCGGTCGGGTCCTCTCTGTCCGTTCATTCCGGGCGGAGGGCCCGGGGCGGTGCTTCACTCACGTTAGCGTTAGGCGACCGTTAGGTGTTACGGGTCTACGCAAAAATTTCCCTGGCCAAGTTGTCGCAGCTACACCAGTTGGGTGAAGATGCAACACTTGACCAGGGCAAACTTTCGCAGACTAGCGTTAGGTCACGGTTTAGTAGCGGACCGCTCCCAAGCGGACACGGCGTGGTCCAGCTCACGCGCGGCGTCCTCGAGCTGGATCGCGGCGGCTGTGATCTTCAGGCGGGCGGCGGCCACCCGCGGCGTGACTCCGCGCTCGTCGAGGGCCACGGCCGCGTTTTCCACGGGCCGGGAGACGCCGTCGTGGGACGGCTCCGGTGTGTATCCGAGGGGTGCCATGGTCACGATCTCGTCCGCGATACCCGCGAGATGTGTCGCGACGGTCAGCGCGTCCCGGGCCCGCGCGCACACGGGCGTGACGTCGTTCGTGTAGGTCACGGAGTGGTTCCTCTCAAGTAACGCTAGGCTCACGAGGTGAGTCCGGGGTGCCGTCGAACGTGTCGACGCGGACGCGGCTCGCGAGTAGCCAGTGATCGGGGTCGTGCTCGGCGAGCGCGTCTCGAAGCTCGCCGATGTAGCGGAGGAACCCGCGCCGGGCGAGCATCTCGCCGATGTTCGCGCGGGCGTCGGAACGCTCCAGGTGATCGGGGTTGACACAGCGGCGCGCCGCGCACTTGTGGTGAACCGTGTAGCCGGGCGGGATCGGCCCCGTGACGGCCTCGACGACGACGCGGTAGGTCCGCTGGACGGATCCGCCGGGCATCGTTACGCAGGCGTAGCCCGCGCCGTCCGAGGCGCCCCGCCAGAGTCGGCAGCCGTTCCCGGCCTTGACCGTGAACCGCATTAGGTAGTTCACGAGCCGTTGGCCCTCGAGGGCCGCCAACTCCTCCGGGTCCGGGGTCAGGACCGGCAGGCGAAACGGGCGCCCCCGCTCGAGGTCTGTAGCGTGCCGTCGGCAGTAGTCGCCGAGTCGGGCCGTCGTCGTGCAGAAGTCGACGGCGCACACCACGCGCCGGGCTCGGGCGAGGGACTCCTCGCACTCCCGGCAGTCGCTCGAACGGGGGCGGAACTCCGTGTCCGGTTTAGTCAACTCACAGCGCGGGCACCGCTGGCGCTCAGGCAACCCCGCGCCGTGCCAAGGCGGCACGCTTCCGGCGCATCCGGCGGGCCGACTCCCGCGCAATCATCCGGCGGCGGTTCGGGTGGTTCGCGCGGTACGCCGCCGCGTTGACGCGCTCGCGCTCGCGGACACGTTCGAGGTTCGCCTCTCGGTAGGCCGCCCCGTCCGCCTGCGCGCAGGCCCGGCACTGCGTGGCCCGGCCGTCGTCGCGACGGGCATCGTGGCGGAAGGCGTTCAGCGGCTTGGAACCGCCGCAGGTTCGACAGGTCTTTCTCATAGCCCCTCCGGGAAGACCAGGGACAGGATGAACAGGGCCGCCTCGACGGCGGCGGTTGCGGCCATGCACAAGGCCAGCCCGCGCAACCGGGCGCGGTAGGCGGACACGGCCGCCCCCGCAAAGAGGACGGCCGCGACGGCAGCGACGATCACGAGTCGAGGACCTCCGTCACCGGGCGCTCGCAGGAGGCGAAAAGGTCTACCTCGCCGCCCCTGTAATCACCCGACCGATACACGGCCCGCGTCTCCGAGACCCGGTCGCACAGGTCGCCGTCCGCCGTACGGAACATCCACACTTCGGTGGGCAGGTGGCGGACGGCTCCGACGTCGAACGTGCGCGGCTCGCTCCGGGCGGGCTCCTCGGCGACTCGGCGCCAACCGGTGCCGGGCAGTTCGGACACCCGGCGGGACGGCACGCCTCGGCGGAGCTTCGACTCGGCCGCCGCGCGGGTCTGGGCGTACACGGCCCGGGTTCCGTCGCCCACCTCGAAGTAGGCGCCGCCCGGCGTCGTCGCGTTGACCCACTTGTACCGGGTCGGCTCGGCGGGTGTGCCGAACTTCTCGTTCACCGCGGCGACGATTGCGGCGGCCACTGCCGCGTCGACGGCCGTGGACAGGGTGGCCTCTCCGTCGACCCGGAACAGGTACCGACCGTCCGCGTCCCGTACCGCCTGCCGGTCGACCGCCCACGGCGTCGGGCACGTCGGCCCAGGGGCGGGCGCCTCCACTCGCCTGCCGTGGACGCCGTGACGCGCGAGGGTCTCCCGGGCGGCTTCCGCTTCGGCCTCGGTGGCGTACTCGACTCCGCCTAGCTTCCACTTCGCGTCGGCGGGCTTCGGTCCGATCACGTTGTCCGTCACAGTGGTTTCCTCTCTCAGTGTCCGGCCTCTTGCCAGTTGCGCCCCGGCTTGCCGCCGTCGACGGGGAAATGCACAGCCATCCCCGATCCGTCGGGCGGCTGCCACGTGGTCTCCATGCACCGTTTGATGAGCGGGACCCAGTAGTCGACCTCCGCGGCGGGCACGCTGAAGACCAACGCGTCGTGAACTTGGATCTTCAGCATTCGGATTAGGCGAAGGTCCGTCCGTGCCATGCGGATTAGACCGTCCACAATGATCTCCCGTGTTCCCGATTGGCCGTAGAGCGCGGGCGCCTGCGTGAATTCCTTGTCCTTGTCGACGACCATCCGTCGACCCCACGCGTTCGTCACGTAGCCGCGACGACCCTCGCGGATCACCCGCTTTTTCCACTTCTCGACCTGTCGGTACTCGGAGCGCATCGCGTTGACGAACCGCTCCGAGACGGAGATATCCACTTTCGCGTTCGCGGCCAGCGTGCGGGGGCCTGCGTTGTACGAGTAGGCGTGGTTCTGCGCCTTCGCCAGTTGGCGGTAGTGGGCGGTGTGCGGGTCGTTCTTATCCTCGCCGACGAACTCTCGGCCCCACACGATCCACGCGGTGATGAGGTGCGCGTCAGCGCCGGGGGCGAACCGCTCGGCGAAAGCCGCGTCTCCCGAGTAGGCGGCCACGATGCGGGCGTCCGCCTGCGACAGGTCCAGCTCGACGAGGACGTGGTCCTCGTGGTCCGGGAGGTAATACGCCTTCTCCACCGCTCCCGCGCCGCGGGAGGTCCACACGGTCAGGCCCGGGTTCGTCGTGGACTTCCGGCCGGAACGCTGGAGGGTCGAAATCTCCGGGTGGACAAATCCGTCGGGCTGGACGCAGTCGAGGGCAGACTGAGCCAGCGGCCGGAGCCCGCCGAGAGCCGACACGGCGCGGGCCAGCTCGAGTGCCTCCTCCGACTTGTCCTCCGCGGCCTCCAGGATGCCTTTACCGCCGAACGAGGGGCGGTCGGTCGGCTTGCCATCCTTGCCCTTCGTCCGCGGTAGCTCGTCCAGGGAGATCCCGACGTCCTCGAGGGCGCGGGCGAGGGCCTCTTTCCCGGCCTTCGTGGCGAGCGGCTTCTTCCCCGTCTTCGGCAGGCCGTAGCGGTCCGAGAGGAATTCCTTGTACTCGGCGGCCTTTCGCTCCATCTCCTCCGCCCGAGCGCGGGCGGCGTCGACGCCCAGGCGTACGCCGTTGCGCTCGTTCTGCGCGTCGATCGCGGCGTTGATCTGCTCGCGCATCTCGTAGTCCCCGGCGGGGCCGAGCTGGAGCAGACGGCGGGCGACGTTGCGCGAGGCGAGGACGTCGTGGACGAGGTAGTCGCGATACTCGGGGTCGTCGACCGGGATCTGCCCGAACCCACCGTACTTCTCGGCGAGCGCAGCGAGATCCGCGGACTTGCCAGGGACTCCGAGTTGGTACGCCTGCTCGTCCAGCTTGAACCAGAGTTTCGCCTCGGCGGGCTTGCGCGCGTATGCGAGTTTGCCGAAGCGGTTCACGTAGGAGTACGGGGCCGGGTGGTGGAGCGTGGCGTGAGTCCACGTGTCCAGCACCCGGCCCTCGAGGGCCATCTCCAGCGGCTCTATGGAGTCTTTGCCGAATATGACCGTTAGGTCGAACTGGTGAATGTTGTGTCCGACGACGACGTCCGCCGAGCGGATGCGCTCGCGCATCTCCTCGAGGTCGTCGGTCAAGACGACGTCCCCGTCCTGCCCCCACGCATAGCCACCTAGGCGGAACATCTTCTCGGGCGTAAGTGTCCACTTTAGGTCGACGGAGTCCGTTTCGATGTCGAAGAACAGCGCGCGTTGGCGCGGCATTCAGCCCTCCTCGTTGGCGCGGGCGTAGATGTCCTCGACCACCTCGACGCGGTGCCCGTACAGCGGCGACGACCAGGTGTCGACGTCGGCCAGCAGGCGCTCGAGGCGGGACCCGGACATGAGGGCGTCGGCGTTCGGCATGGTTGCTCCCGTGGTTCGTGTTCTCGGTGTCTGAGTAGGTAAGGACCCGGGAGCGCGCCGGGTGTAGCCCGACCGGCGAGGAATTCCGGGGCGTCGCGCGAAACGCACGGCGCCCCGGACTCGGCTAGGCCTTCGGCTCCGCCGCCTTCTCCTCCTCGGTTAGCCACCGCAGACCCACCCACGCAGTGAAGCGGGTGGGGAGGGACGTCACCGGTCCGCGCGAGGAAACCGTGACGGCCTTCTCGTTTCGCCGGGTGAGCTTCTTACGCACGTTGCGACAGCCCGGCAGAGTCGCAAGACGGGTCGCGACGTACTGGTCCGAGACAGGCTGCTTGCCGAGGGACTCGAGGTGCTCGTTATAGACCTCGAGCAGCTCGGCCGACGACACGGCGTAGCCGCGTTTTGCCTCCATCTCCTGCGCGAAGAACGACCCGAACACGTCCGACTCCAGCCGCCATGACTCCGTTTCGCGGGCCACGGACTCCGGCAGAGCGCCGCACTTCTGCCCCCGTTCCCAATACAGCCGGGCCCCCTCGACGATCCACGCGAGGGCGGCCTTCTGCACTTCGATGTCGCGCGAGAGCGCGTGCTTCACCACCGGGTCCGCGCGACGCTCCGTCTCGTCCTCGAGTGGCTCACCCTCGAACTTGTAGGTGTACGGCCACGGGACCGCGATCAGTCGGCGCCAGGTACCCCGGTCGTTCTCAAGCACCTGCGGTCGGTGGTTGGCGTTGACGACGATCGAGTGCGAGGCGTCGAACGTGACGTTGTTCTGACGCATGAGTCGGGCCGTGATCTTCGACGTGCCCACGAGCTTCTTAATCGTCGCCGGGCGGAGGACCTGCGCCTCCGGCAGCTCCTCAAGCACGGCCCAGCGGGCGCCGCGAAACACCATCTTCTCGGTGCCGTGGTCGTCCTTCCCGCCGAGGACGGCCTTGTCGTGGAGGAATACCGCGTAGTCTCCGAGCCCGTTCAGCAGTGCGTCGGTGAGGGTGGACTTTCCGTTCGAGCCGCCGCCGAAACAGAACATCATCGTGTCGTCGTTGGTCGGGAACCCGTAGGCACCCTCCCCGGCCTTGAGCTGGAGCCACTCCTCGACCCCGGGGGCGAAGGATTCCCGGGCGCGGTTCCACAGGTCGTGGTGGGCTCCGGGCACGTACGGAACGTGCGTCGTCTTCGTGATGTAGTCGGCCGGGTCGTGCCGTCGGATCTCGGCGGTGCGCAGGTCGACCGTCCCGGACGGCGTGTTCAGGAGGTGCGGGTCGGCGTCGAGGTCGGAGGCCCGGACGTAGATCCGGCCCGGGTCGGCCTCGACGTAGCGCATCACGAGGTCGTGGTCCCGGCCGTTGGCCAGTGCGTACCACCACCCGGCGGCACGGTCCCATTCCTCCCGCCACTCGTTGACCTCGTCGGCGCGCTTCTGAAGCTCGCGCTCGCGCTGGCCTACGGGTCCGCTCCCGCGGTCCTCTTTGAGCGCCACCAGCTCCTCCTCGAGCTGCTGCGCCTCCTCGTTGTCCTTCAGCGCGTCGACCATCCGCCGGGCTTCGGCACGGTTGCGCGCGATCATGCGCCGGACCGCGTGCCGCACCGGCGTGCGCGGGTCCGGGGACCAACGGTCGCCGACCCACTCGTGCCACCCGATGCCGTCCACGTAGAGGTACCGGCCGACGAGCCCGTCCACCACGACCGGCGCGCACAGGGCGTGAGCCGTCGAGGGGTGGCCGGGCAGGCGTGGCGCCTTGCGGAGTAGGAGGTCGTCGAGAGGGGTGTCCGGGTCGACGGCCGGGAGGACGTCCTCCTCCGGGACCAGCTCCCACGGGTGGGCGAGACCCTTTGTGACGCCGTCCGCGATCCACTGGCGGTCTTCGTCGTCTAGGACGTCCCAATCGACCACGGACAGGACTTGCTCGCCGATGTGCTCGGCCAGTGCGTCCGGGTCCGGCTCGGCGCCGTCACGGGAGGTGGCGGCCTTCGCGCCCTCGAGCTGCGCCACGCCGACGGCGTAGCCGAAGATCCCCGCGCGCATCCCGCGTCCCGACTCGAGGCGGGCCAGGCGCTCGGCCACGATCTCCTCGCCCTGTGTCGCCGAGACCTTGTAGGACCCGTGGATCGCGGGGTCGAACTTCGGTCGCTCCGTCTCCTGGCGCGTGGCGATAATCTCGACCATGCCGGGCGACAGCTCGGGGAGATCCGTCACTGGCACGATCTCGTTCACGAGTGTGTAGACACCCTCGGAGCCCCACACGCGCGTGGGCGGTGCGATCACGAGCCCGCCGTTCCCGCGGATGTCGATCCCGGGCGCGACGTCCCCGGCGGAGTTTCGGACTCGTCCGGTCGGGTCGCGGTAGAGGCGGTGGAGTCCGCCGGAGCGCGTGCGGACCATCATCGGGGTTTCCTGCTGCTCCGGGAGCTTCTCCCACTCCTCGAGGCCGTTCTTCCCTTCGCCTGTGTCGAGATCGATCGCGACGACGCCGGACTTTCCGCAGTCGATCGCGATCCCCTTCATGCCGCGGCGCGGGGTCGCGAACCACTCCCGGACCTTCTCCGGGTCGACTGTGGACTCCTCGTTCCACCCCTCCGCGCGGGGGAACGGTATCGTCAGGCGCTTCTTACCCTTCTCCTCGTCGTAGGAGACGGTCAGCGGGAAGACGTAATAGCCCTTCGAGACGTACTCGAGCCCGTACTCCAGCAGACGCTTTTGGTTGGTCGCCAACGGGGTTAACCTCCAGAGTGGTTGTTCGGTGTCAGGCGCCGGGTCGCTCGCCGAACTCGAAGCGGGCGCGCTGCGCGGCGCGGGCTGCCTTCACGTACCAGTCCGGCGCGGGATAATCGGTCTTGCAACCGCGGAGGAGATCCGGGCCGTCGCGGTAGACGTCAGGGTCCCCAGCGGCGGCGACGGTCTCCACCTGCTCCGTGAAGATGTCCCGGGCTCGGTCGAGCGGCCACGGGTAGGCGTGGAGCGCGTCGCCGTCCAGGGACAGACGCCACGGTCGGCGCGAACCCCCGCGGGGTTGACGGAACACGTCGGGAGCCAGCAGGACATCGTGGCCTTGCCCGGATAGGTAGGCTGCGGCGTTTAAAGCCTTCGCCTTCTCGGCGGGCTTCCACTCGCCCTTCACCTCGACGTAGAGCCCTAGGTCCGGGAGGTAGAAATCCGGGAGGTACGGGGCCCGTGGCGGCGCCCACCCCGGTATGAACGATGTCGGGACAAGGATTCCCTCGGGCTCATACCGAAAGTCAATACCGGCGTTGTCGAAGAACACGGCCCACCGCGCTTCGAGGCGCGAGCGGAACCGGTAGCCGTCGTACTCGGTTTCGATGTGCTTCACGATCTCCTCCACACGACGTCGGCGCCGCGGGCGACGGCGGTCGTGATCGCGGACAGCAGGGACGGCCAGTCATGGCGCCCCGGGGCGGACGGGGCCAGCTCGACAACGTCGCCCCGGGCGAGCTGTCGGAGATCTCCCGGGGACGGCGCGCGGTCGTGCGAGATGAGGACCGTCACGGGCGCCCGGTCCGGAGGGTCTGCTGGTGGAGCGCGACCAGGTGGCGCGCCTCGCGGGCCGCGGTGAAGTGCCCGACCTTCTCGAGGTGGTCAGCGAACTTCGCGAGCGAGAACGTCGAGAAGGCGAAGGCGTACCGTCGGGTGTCCGCCATGTGCGTCTCGAAGCACTCGGACGACGGCGGCTCCTCGGGTTTCTCAGGGTTCGACGCGGGGGCGGGCTCGTCCATCAACCGGCGGGCGGACGTCTCCGTGAGCGAGTACGTCATGTGGACCAGGTCGGCGAGCGGGTTCACGGTCATTCGATCACCTCGAAGTAGTCGGACACGGTGGCCTTGAGCCATTCGTGGTGGGCGTCTGCGGCGCAGTCGGTGACGACGTCCGGGTGGGCTTCGTCGCTGCACGGGAGGTCTGAGTACGCCTCGACGAGGTAGTCCTGTCCGGTGTACTCGTTGTGGATCTTCAGGACGTGGCGCGCCTTCACAGTGCGCCCTCGGTGTGCCATCGCTGCGCCGCGGCCGTGACGGTCAAGGGCTCCCGCCCGGCGGCCCGGGTGGAGTCGACGTGCGCCGCGTAGGCGGTCGCGAAGGCGTGGCGTGCTTCGGCGTCCATCGTGGACAGCACGGAGCGGACGAGGTGCGTCATGCGGGGTTCCTCTCTGTGTACGCGTGAAGGCCCCACGCCGGGCGGAGTCGAAGCTCGACGCCGGGCGTGGGGCTGGTGCGCGGCCGGGGGTCGAACCCGGATCTCTCCGAACCGCCCCGTCACCGGGATTCGGGGGCTCTACCGTTGAGCTACCGCGCTGGCCTACATCAGATGGAGGCCGGGCCGTTCACACGCAGGGACGGCACGGTGAACGTGCGCCCCGTGTTCGGGCCCTTCTTAATCTCGCGCTCGTCGAACGTGAGCGTCACCGAGGCGGGGCCGCCGTCGGCCTTCTCGAGGGCCTCCGTCAGCTCCCGCTCGATTGCGGAGAGGCTCGACACGAGCGACCATCCGGAGGTGGAGTACTGGAGGGTCCCCAACTCCGGCATCGCGGCGAGCTGCGCGCGGAGCTTGATGTCCGGCTTCGGGGCTCGGCCAGCCTGCGCGTCCTTCTTCCACTCGGCGATGGACTCGGGACGCTGGCGCCAGTCCTCGCCGACGGTCGCGCCCGTGAAGTCCTTGCCCTCGACGATCTTTCGGCCGTCCGTGGCGTAGACGAGGCCGCCCTGTCCGTAGTAGGCGAACCGCGCCCGAAGGTCGCTCACCTGGTGGACGAGCAGCTCGACCTCCGAGGTGTCGGAAACGATCCTGTGGTCGTCGCCCTTGTCGACCTCCAGCTCCTCGACCTCGCCGCCGAAGCGCTCCGCGATCGCGGAGGCTACGGTCGGGTCGTCGGTGGTGAACACGAGCGTCGTCGAGGCCACGGGGCGGTTATCCTCCTGATACCCGCCCTTGATGCGTCCGACGATGTCGCTCGTCGGCTGCGTGGTCGTGCGTTCCTTCGGGGCGTCGTCGTAGTCGAAGATGTCCAGCATTGAGTAGGGGTTCCTCTCGGTCGGAGTGGAGGGTGAGGGGTGCGGTGGGGGTGGGGTGGCCTACTTGGCCCGGCGCTGCGAGCCGGTCGACAGCTCGGCCGTGCTGTCGTAGTCGGGGTCACCGAGGACATCCCCGGACAAAGACTTGACCCAGTCGAACGTGTGGCGCAGGGACAGGAAGTGGTCGAACACCACGCGGTCCGTGCGAACGGGTACGAGCTTCCAGCCCTCGGGGCGGAGGTGGAAGACTCCGCCCGCGTTGATTGCCGGGACCGGCTCCTCGTCCCCGGCCTGCGTCACGATCTTGTCGGCGTGGCGGTAGGCGGCGAGCTGGAGTGCGACCTCGGCGTGGACGCCGGAGCGGGTGGTCTTCGTGTCACCAATGACGATCTCGTCGCCAATCCGCGCGATCCAGTCGAATGAGCCCGCGTAATTGTGGGACTCGCTCCATACCGCTTGCTCCAGGTACAGATACTCGGGCTGGTAGCGGTCGTGGAATTCCGCGATGTGGTCGGCGAATGGCTGGACGTCGAGCGGCACCCGCTTCGGTGGGGTGCCTCGGGCGTACTGCTCGAAGTAGTCGTGAACCGCGGTCCCGACCTTCGCCGCGTCGCCCGTGGACCTCCTCGGCGCGCCCTTGACAGCGTCGACCGCGACGTCCCGCTGTCCGTCGAGGAGGAGCTGGACTACCGAGCCGATGTTGTCGACGGTGTACTCCGCGGCCATCTTCGCGGCCCAGTACATGAGGAAGGGCTTCGGGATCATGTCCACAATGGACGTGACACCAGGGACCTTCTCGCCCGTTTCCTTGTTGACGTAGAAACGGCTGTCGTTTCGTTTGATCGTGGAGAGTTTCGCCATGCGAGCCCTTTCTGTCGGCCTCTAAGGACCCAAGGACCCGGGCGGCGCCGGGGTGTAGCCACGAAGCGCGGAGGAATTTCGCGGACACGAAAAAGCCCCGGCCGACCCCTCTACAGGGTGTCGACCGGGGCTCCCGGCGTGGTGCGGCTACTCGCTCATGCGCGTGGCGAGCTGGCGGGCTGGCTCGGCTACCACCTGCTCTAGGGCCATAGCTACCGTCGAGCGCTCCGGCCCGGCGACCGCGTCGGGGTCGAGCAGTGCCAGCAGGCGTCCGGCCACGAGGATGAGCACCTGTGCCTCGTTGCCGTTCACGCACTTTCGCCCGTTCTCGCGGACGTACACGGCGATGTTGTCGTAGAACTCACCGTCGAGCGGGATCGGCGCGTTTTCGGCGCGGGCGAGCGCTTCGGTCAATTCGGACTCCCGTGTACGTTCCCGGACAATCCGCAAGTTGTGCTGTCGGAGGCGGCTCTTGAGACGCGTCATCTCACCCGCGCCCGCCGGGACGGCCGAGTAGATGGTTTGCGCTCGCCACCTGTACTCGTGGGTGAGGCCCAGCCAGTCCGGGGTTCCATCATCGGTGCGGATGGCCTGCCGAACGTCGACCAGTGCCTCCGCTAATCGCTTCTCCGCATCCGTGCTCCCAACCTCTAAGTGCTCGGCCAGGTCAAGGGCACGGTCGAACGCGTCGTCAAGGTTGCTCACGGTGTGTCCCTCCCCGTCGGGTGTGGGGCCTAACGTTACACCGCTGGTGCGGCTAGCGCTAGGGTTAGGCTCACCTCACCGAGCAGCGCGGCCACCGTACCGCGGTTCGCGATCTCCGCGTGGACCGGCAGCTCGTCCACGGCCGTCTCCGACGCGTGTTCGTCCTCGGCACCACGGGCGATACCCTCCCGGGTGAGCCGTATCACGACGAAACCGGCGTCCCGTAGTGTCTCGGCCTCGTTGCGATAGCGCACGTCCGGGACCACGACCGGGCGTCCCGCGAGACGGTGACGCGCGGCGGCCTCCATCGCCCGGCGGATCCACACATCTTCACCGTGGATCTGACGTCCGGCCTCGTCGCCGAGACGCTGGAGCAGCGGGCGGACCTCGGGGAACTCGTCCTTGGCTCGCTCCCACCCGTACGCGGACACGAGGGGGGCCAGCCGGACCACCCCGTTACGATCGGCGGCCCCTTCCTCCCGAAGACGGTCGTAGCGCCGGAACGAAGCACCGTCCGGGTCTACCTCCTCGACGATCGGGTTCAGCGCGAGCGCGGCGGCCTTCAGCGGGTCGGCGAACGCAACGGAGACGTACCCGTGGCGCTGGACGAGGTAGTCGGCGACGGTGGTCTTACCGGTGCGGCGTCGGCCAACGAGGCCGATAGAGGGGAGTCTCATACTCACGCAAGGACCCGGCCGGGCTCGGGGTGTAGCCGGGTGCGACGAAACGGCCCCCAACCTGCGGAAATGGTCCAGTCCTGGCAAGGGTGGCAAGGGGTGCGGGGATCGGCTCGCCGATTCGGCGGGGTCCCTCGAGTGAGTCACAGAGGGGACAATCCCCGACCCCTTGCCGGGCTTGCCAGGAACCGGAGGTTTCGGCAGGTCAGGGGCGGTTTCAGGCCTCGCGGTGCTTGCCGACGTACTGCGCGGGGGGCTGGTCCACGAGCGAGACCGGCTCCTCGTTCGCCCGCGAGACGGCCGTGGTGACGGCACCGGCGACGACCGCGACGGCGGCGGGGAGCCACGACGGGTACGCCAAGCCCAGGGCCTCCAGGGCGGCCACGAGGCCAGCGGAGGGGGTGGCCGCCCCCGTGAGGGCGGCTACTGCCTTTCGGTACCGCGCGAGCATGGTCAGCCCCTCGCCTCGATGTCGAGCGACCACTCCGTGTCCGACGCGAACGCGACGTCAATCCGGGTGACGCCCTTCGGGATGATGAGCGAGCACGACGCGTGCCTGTGCACCCACGCGTTCTTCATGAGCGCACCGTGGCCGCCCGGGTTGTGAACGGTCGCACCGAGACGCCGCTGTGCCTTGTCCCGGGTGATGTAGCCCCACGTGTTGATCGACTCGATGTGCACACCAGCCCTCGGGCCGATGCCCGCAGCAATGACCAGGTCGTGCTCGCGGAGCGCACCACCCGCGATCGCGATCGACTCATAGGCGAGCCGGGTAGCCCCGCCCCTCTTGAGCTTTCCGCCCTTGGGCATCCGCATGGGAAACTCCTTACTGCGATAGATGGCAATGCTTGGCTTGTTGTCGGGCGCAGAGGGCGGGGCAGCCCCGCCCCCGGCGGGGAGCAGCGCTGCGCCCAGCGAGCGACAGTGGTTCCACCGACGGATGCGGTCGGCGATGCCGTTGTAGCCACCGTTCACGGCGCGCGAGGCCCCGTAGATGTCGGCCCGATCGGCGTAGGTGTTCATCGGCCGGGCCACCGTCCAGTACCAGGCGGCGGCCATGAAACCCCAATAAGACGTCGCCACGGTGTCCGGGTGCTTCTGGAAGTACGCGGCGTCAGACACCAGGCCGCGCGACTTGGCCCACTGTCCAAAGTACCCGTAGTTGTATCGGCCGGTTAACTGAATCGGGCCGCGACCGCGGAATCGGTAGCCGTCTCCGGGGTATAGGTTCCCGAGGTCGGACCGGCCCTGGTACCCTCTCTGCGCCTCCGTCGGGCCCCAAATTTCCTCGAAGTATCGGAGCCCCACGGACTCGTGCCCGATCTGAGCGCACCACATAGCAGCCCTGTTTACCGTGGTGCATCCGGCCTGTCGCATGGCGGCATTCATGCCGTTAACGTGCCGCTCCGCCACGGACAGCGAACAACCCATGGCGCTGGACAATGTCAAGGCGTCCACGTCGTCACGCTCCCTTCGAGACGATCTGCGAGAGGAAGGCGCCCCCGCCCCCGCCGAGCAGCGTCGCGGCGCCCATGGAGAGCCACCGGAAACGCTCGAGACCCTTCAGCCTCTCCTCCTGGTCGGCCGGGTTCGACTTCTCTAGCTCGCGGATCCGGTCCTCGTGGTCCTTAATGGACGCGCTCTGGTCCTCGAGGCGTGCGAGTACCTTCTGCACGTCCTCGCGCGTGCCCTTCTGCTCGTCGTAGATCTCGCGCAGAGTTATCACGACGGCGCCGGGAATTTCAGCGCTCACAACAAAAGCCCTCCTCGGGCGGAGATCGGGTCGGGGTCACCCCCGGTAGAACTGGATTCCCTCGAGCACCATCGCGGCGATGTTGATCGCGGCCAGGCCGTAGATCCGGACAGTGCCGTCCGAATAGAAACGAACCTGCGCGACGCTGTCTGTCGGCGTCGACACGTGGCCGATAGGGAACGAGCAGTTGGACGAGGGGCGGTACCCCTCGGGCAGCGTGAACACGACAGTGTTGTCCGCCTCCGTGCCGGAGATCATGGTCCCCTTTATCTCGACCTGGTCGGTCAACGGCAGGTATCGGAACTGGACGTCCGACCACCCGTTCCCGTAGTTGCGCCAACCGTTTTGGAAGGCCACGGGCTGCCACTCAGTCGGGACCAGGTCGGCGGCCCGGATTATCTGCCCGGCGTAGATCGGCAAGGCGACTCCTACAGTGCGAGGACGGACGGGTTAGCGAGGCTCACGGCCGTGTCGTCGGCGTGCGTCTTGACGACCCCGTTCGTCGAGCGGGTCACCGTAAATGCCTGCGGGTTCGGGACCTCGAAGTCCAGGAACGTGATTACCGGGTCCACGTTCGTGTTCCCCGGCTCCGAGGACGCGCAGAGGCTCACGCCTCCCGGCGTGGGGGGCGTCGAAACTCGATAGACGATCTGCCAGTGGTCGTACTCGTGTACCCGGGCGTCCCACACCTTCGCGCGGACCGTGTCGCCGAATGCCTGGAGGCGCAGGCGGTACCACTGGCCTGGCTCGTAGGCGCCCTGCGCCGAGCCGCCGAGCCACGTCGCAACGCCGCCCACCACCTCGTACGCGGCCACTCCGTGTGTGCCGTCCGGCTTCAGCTCGAGCGAAACCGCGAGGTAGTCCGATGAGGACTGTCGACGGACGCGCACCTGCGGCACGAGCCACGCACCAGTCGCGAGCTGGTTAGTGGACACGAGGACGGATGCCTCAATGTCGGTCACGGCCACGGGCAGGTGCGCCTCTGCCGCGGATCCGGGGGCCGGGATCGTGACCCGGCCAGGGACGGGCCCGAACGCGGACAGCGGCGCGCCCTCGCACGTCCAGGCCCGCCCCGCGGCGTTAGAGCCCCACGGGCTCACTGGTTCAGTCATGCGTCACCCCGTGGTCGTCCCGTCGCCGCCGAGCATCATCGCGGACAGGGTGGCGCGGAACAGGCTCGCGTCACCCTCCCGGTAGCCGAGCACGCGGACCAGCACGTCCCCGGTCGGCACACCCTTACGGCAGTACTGCGCCGCGACGAAGCACGTTCGCTCGGCGGCAGAGGTACCGCCAGCAGTACCGGCGAGAGGCGAGGCGGCCGACGTTTCCCACGATGCCCCGTTGTCAAAACTGATATCGACCTTCAGTCCGCCGCGGATTCCCGCGCCCTGCGTGTTCGCATACGCATGGGCCTTCGCGTCGCCGGTAACGGAGACTTGGCGACCCGGGTTCGGGAACCGAATGTAGGTCGCGCCCCCAGTGCTGTACACCTCGTAGGTGTTGGTCGCAGCAGGCTTGAACCCGGAGACGTTCGGGTCGAGGTCGAGGAACCCGGCCATCGTGATAGCCGCACCTCCGGCCTCGACAGCCGACAAGCGGGTCTCGTGGTCGTCGAGGTTGTCGAGGGCGACGTTATAGTCCTCGGCCGACGCACGCAGACCAGGTACGGCCCGGGTCATCTGTTGGAAAGCCAAACTCACTCACCCCATACGAATGTCTCGTCCCACGTGTCGACGTCCCACAACCCGGCGTCGCCGCGGGCGAAGCTGTCCGACAGCAGCGGGCGAATCCCCGTCACGGTCGCGATCTCACCGCCGAACTTGACGTCGAGCGGGAACTGACCGGCCCGGTCCGAGTCCTGGACCCACCGAGGGCCGTTGGTCGTTAGAACCGCGAGCTGTGTGTCCTCCGCGCTCGCGGGCTCGAGCAGCGCGCTACCCGAGGTGTCCGCCCGGCCGTACGTGGCGTCGTCGGCCACGCCCACCGTCCAGGCGGAGGCGGGCGTGCAGTTGAACACGAGCCGCCACGTCAGACCGTCCGTTTCCTCGGTGTAGCCCTGGACGAGCAGGTCTGCTCGGTCCGGCGGCAACCACTTCGGAAGGTTGGTTACCTGTACGCGCGACGCGACGTCGAGCCGCGGCACCGTGTCCACGAGGTGCGGCGCGCCGTGGAGGTCGACGGAGAGCTGCGGGTACCGCGTCTCGTCGACCGTGCCAAGGTGGAGCCTCCACCCGGCTTGGTGGACCACCTGCGGGTCCTCCCATAGCGAGAGCTGGACTGAGTCGTCGTATCGGCCGATGCCGACCGGCGGTGCCTGGACGGACAGCGGTCCGTCTTCGAGCACCGCACGGAACGACGCGCCGTCCTCACGCGACACCGTGACGTCGTTGGCGATCGCGACGTCGTCGTCCGTCGGCTCGAACGGGGCCACGACGTCCTGGTAGTCAATGACCAGCGGGACGCGGTTGTAGAGGTGGGCGCGCGGTACGTACCGCAACGCCGATGTCCCGCGGTCCTCGAGCAACAGCCCGAGGTCCGCCTCGGCGGCCTCCTCCATGAGGTCGAGCAGGGCCCCCGTCTTCTGGTAACCGACGGGCTCGGAGTCGTCCGACCCGGTCGGCGCTATAAACGGGACCGCCTCCTCGTTCGCCAGGCGGGCGATTCGAGCGGTCGCGGTCTCGGGCCCGTTGGCGTTGAATCCGTCGAGGATGGTTCCCCACAGAGAGCCTGTGTTGACGTTGTGGACGGAGAGGTGTCCCACTGCCGTCCCACCGAGGTCCCCGGACGCGCCTATTACGACGGAGGAGGCGGATCCAAATGAATGTCCCGTTAGGACTCCGTCGACCACCCCGGCAGCCTGTCCCCCTTCGTGAAAGAAAAACCACTGCCACCGCACGTCGGCGCCCTCCTGGCGCAACCACAACCCGCCCAGTAGATGGCGGCCGTTCGCCGAGGTGCTCCCCGGCGCGGCCCATGCCCACCCACTTTCGAGCAGGGTCGCTCCGGTACGACTCCACGCGACGACGCGTGCTGCGCCGTTAGACGAGATCTGGAGGGACCACTCGGACGCGGAGCCCGTGGTCCGAAGGTTCAGCAGCGAAACGACGGCGTCCGCTCCGTTTACCTGCGGTACGCCGTTCTCCGGCAGGTGGACCAGGCAGAAGGTGCGTAGCTCGCCCGTCGGCGGCACCGGGGGCACGTTCGCGACTGCGGAGGTGACGTTGAACTCGGCTACCGCCTCACTGCCTCGGAACCCGTCGTAGGCCCCCGGGCGGATGTCGCGCACGTGGTAGCCGGGGATCCGGCCTATCAGCATCGGCGGGCCGCCGATGCCCGACGCGAACTCAGTAGCCCCCGACGGCTCCTCCATGGGCCAGTATGCGATTGTGCGCGGCATCTCGCCCGGGCTGGTCGAGGCGCGGAACATTGGGGAGCGGAGGGGCGCGGTGGTGCGCGAGATGCGCGACCGGAGCCCGATCGCCTCGAGGCGTACCTCCGCGTCCGAGCCGTCCGGCTGGCCCCAGCGTTGGGGCCAGGCCCGGACTTCTCCGTTGAACCGGACGGAGCGGTCCGTCCACGCCGGGTCCCCATGGACGGTCCACTCCCGGCCCGTTCCGTCCGTCCAGGTCGTCGCCTGTTCACCGCCCCGGAACCCTGAATCGGCCCGGACGTCGTCCTCGGTAGGCCCGATCACCTGTAGGCTTTCCACGGTCCCGTCGATCGAAGGGGCGCCGAAGGGCCTTCCGCCCCCTCCGTCGGCGCCGACACCGAGGGGTCCGGTGCTCGACACGTTTGACGTAGGGGGCATCGAAAGCCAGGCCGTTGTGTTGCCGTAAGTCCAAGGGTCGTCGAGGGTCTCGGCGTGGTACTTCACGACAGTGGGGTGTCCGGCTGACTCGGACCAGGTGTCGTCCCCGTCCGGGGAGAAGACGAAACGGAATGCTCGGACGCGGGGACCTACAGTTGCGAAGCTCTCGGCCCAACGGAACGAGCCGTCCGTCTCAGCCTTCCACAGAAACCGGATTCTTCCGTCCGGCCGCAAGATGAGTACCCACGACCTCCCGGTAGCGTCGTCGCCCTTCGCGGCGATCGCGCGTTCATTGGCGGTCGGCTCCACGTCCCGGCCAAGCTCCACCCGCACCTCGAAGCGACCCGCGGGGGACAGCTCACTCCCGGGGTCCGGGGTGGACACGTAGGCGGCGGGGGCGCTGCCAAAATCGATCACGGCGTCCGGGTCGCCGAGCCGCACACGCAACGGCGTGTTACGAGCGAGCTTGCCGTACAGAGGTGAAAGAGGGTTCTTCGGCGAGTACTTGCCCTCGGAGTTGTCCAGAGTCAGGGAGCACCGGGACGGAGGCATTTCCGACTCGTAGTCGTCACGTCCTCGGGTGATCCGGAGACCGTCCCCCACGTTCACGTCACCCACAATGTCGTTCCACGCGTTGTCGTAGAACAACTCCACGTGCCACGGGAGTAGCCCGGTCTCCGGATCGAACACGTTTACCGTCCCTTGCCCTTGCCGAGTGCCTTCTGTACGTCTCCGCCGAACCCGTCGGCTATCTCCCGGCGGAGCGCCCTTGTCAGCTCCGCGCGGTTGCCGACGTAGTTCGGGATGCTCACGTTGACGACGACCGACGGGCCGCCGCTCAACAGTGCCCGGGGTGCCTGTCGCACGGCGCCGCCGCCCGCGAGACCGGCCACGACGCCGCCGGGTCCGAGGGCCACCAGCCGCGCACCCCGGTTTCCGGCCTCCAGGGCGGCCCGGTTGCGCATCGTGTCGGCGGCGTTCGTGATGAACTCGCCGTCCGAAATGGCAACTAGGTTGGCGTCCTCGCGAGGGCCGCCGACGCCGCGGAACATGCCCGGCCGCGGGCGAGGCAAGCCACCGGAGGCGAACCCGGGGACGATGCCGCCGTCCCGGCGGTTCCAGCCGTAGATCTCGAGCGGCTGTACGCCGCCCTTCGTCGGGCTGACGATGGTCTCCATGATCTTCGTATAGGTCGTGGTGACCTGCTCCGGAATAGCGTCCAATTCGGACTTGTAACCGCGCGCGTGCCCTCTCGCTGCCGCCATGCCGTGCTGCTTGATGAACGTCAGCACGTCCTCGGGGATGCCGAAGTAGCGATTAGCCAGCGTGCGCGCCTGGTCGGCGTTGAGACCCATCTGGCGCATTTCGCGGATGAACTGCTGACGACGGTTGTTCGTCGCCGCTACGGCCCGGGCCGTAGCCTGCTCCTGCGAGAGCCCCTGCTGACGGGCGGTGTCGTAAGCGGTTATCGCCAGAGCTCGATAGTCCTCGCCCTGCTGGATAAGCTGCTCCGAAAGATTCCGCCCGGCCTCCGTCGTGAGGTTGATAGAGCCGTTCGCGTTCAGCAGCTCCGCGCGCCAGCTCGCCGAGGAGCCCTTGACCCCCTCGAGCGACGTCCGGATCTCGTCGAGGCCGCCCTCGAACGCCGACGTCGCCTCCTCCATCGTGAGGGCGACGCCGAACAGGCGGCGCCATGCCGAGTTGAGCGCGTCCACGCGGTCCTCGACCGCGGCCGTCTCGTCGCCGAGGGTCGCGAGCGACTCCTCCAGCTCCTTGATACCGGGCGTCGCCTGCATCCCGGACGTGCCGAGCTGCTTCATACGATCCTTGGCCGCGTCGACGGCCGCCTGATACTTCGGCAGCGCCGCCACAACCTCGTCAATCGAGCGGCCGGTCTGCTCCGCGATCTGCTGGACCACCCGGTGCGCGGCACCGATGCCCTCGTCGTCGACCATCTCGGCGAGCGCCTGGTCCAGGCCGCCGATCTGCTCTTTGGCCTCCGAGAGCGGGCCCTTCAGCCCCACTAGCCCCCCGGCGAACTCGGCAACCTCGGCGACGCCACGGGTCAGGCCGCCGTCGGTGACGGCTGTAACGGCGTAGTCGAGGTCCTGGAGGTTCGACCCGAAGACACGGGCGGCCTCGCCGCCGATCCGGCCTGTGCTGGCCCACTTCAGCATTGAGTCGCCGAGCTTCTCGACGTCGGGGTTAATGGCCTGCGCCTGTAGCGCGAGCTGTCCGAGCACCAGCGCGGCGCCGAGTGCGGCGGACTTGAAAGCCGCAGCGCGGGAGCCGGACCTGTCCATCGCGCCGCCGATACCACTCATGCCGGAGGCGACCTTGGCCGCGACACCCTGTACGGCGTTCACGGCCTTAATCGCCCCGGCCAGCGACAGCCACCACCCGATCGCAGGGCCGAGAACGTCCACCATCGGCTCGATAGCCGACAGAAGCCCGGACAGGACGTTGAGCGCGGCGCCCGCGGTGGTGGACAGGACGGGCAGCGCGGAGCCGGTCAGACCTTCGAGTACGCCGATAATCCGGGTCACTACGTCGGCGACCTCGTCGCCGTGCTCGGCCCACAACTCCGACAGGTGCCCGAGGAGGTCGCCCGTCTCAGTTAGCGTGCCGTCGACGAGCGAGCCGAGATGCTCGAGTCCTTCGCCGACGGCGTCGGTGTGACTCGCGGCCTCGTCCATGAGGCTACCGAGCCCGGAGCCAACGTCACCGAGCAGCGCGCCGAAGCCGTCCACAATGGGCCCGGCCTCCGAAACGGCGCGCGACAAGCCCGGCATGGCGTTATACGCGAGGTCGATCACGCCATCCGTGAGCGGCTCGACGTAGGTCGCCGAGTCGGCGAAGATGCCCCGCAGCTCGGGCCGGAGGCCCTGGTATGCGCCGCGCATCTGGTCGGCGGCGCCCACGAACGCGTCCGCCATCGGAGCGGCGTCCTGCGTGATGCCTGTACGTACCTCGAACGCCAGGTCCGCGAAGGACTGCCGCACTTCGGCGTTGTTGCGGAGCGCGACGGCGCCTAACGTCGTGAACGCCCCGACAGCGCCGACGGCCGCCACGCCGAGGGCCGCTGCGGCGGCGGCTGGTCCTCCGACCGCGATCGCGGCGGCCAGGGCCTTGAACTGAAACTGAGTGCGTTTCGCGATCTTCTCGACGTCCCGCAGGGATTCGCCGGTCCGCTGCTGCTCGTCGTTCGCGCGCTTCTGCGCGGCCACCCACTGCTCCGTCGCGGCACGGGTGCGCTCCTGCGCTGCGGCGTACTTTCGGGTGGCCATTGCCAGCGTCTCGCGGGCGCGAGCGAGCTGGAGGTCCGTCGTCTTCCCGGACTTCTTCAGCTCGAGCAACTGTGCCTCGGCCACGCGGACCCGACCGGCGGCGTTCTCCTCGTTGTCCATGGCCGTGCTCAGCACGCGCGAGGCCTTCTCGAGGTCCTTTGTGGCGGCCCCGGCGGCGCGCATCGTCGCCATGTACTGCCCGGCCTCGGCCTTCAGCCGAACGGATACCGTGCGCTCTGCCATGCCCTGCCCTCAGTCCTTCTCTTTCACCGGCCACGAAACGAGGGCCTCGGGGCGGCGTTGCTCGGTGTAGTCCGCCTGTTTCTGGAGCACAACGTCACAGCGGTAACACCGCGACGGAGCGTCGGCTTGCCACGACTTCTCGGGGTCCGTCGTGTCCGGCAGGAACCCTGAGCAGTGCGGGCAAAGCTGGTCCTCGTAGTCCAGGAATGCGATTACCTTCGCCTGCTCGTCGTCGTCCCATTCGACCTCGCGCGTCGTCACCGATTGGACCAACCGGTCGCCCTCGTAGACGTACGTCGTTACTTCCCGCGGCTCCCAGCCCGAGAACCGCTTGTGCGAGATGCCGAGCCGGATAGCCGCCTCGACGTCGCGTCGGAAGCCTTCGTGACGAGCGAGGCGGCCTGCGAGAAAGGGACGTCGGACGCCTGCCTGTTCAGGTCGAGCATGGCCAGCGCCAGGCGCTCGAACTGACCGGAGGTCAGCCGGTCGACGATCTTCGCCAGGCGCGCCGCGTCCAGCTCCGGGCTCACCAGCGACGGGGCGAGGGCCTCGTCAAAGATCGTGTCGGTATTGAACCCGTACAGCCTGTCGGCGTCGTTGTCCTTGCGCGGCGGGTGCTTCGCTTCCAGCTCGCGCCACTCGGTGCGGGGCAACGCCCGTAGCGTCATCGTCAGGACCGACGATTGCATCTCGGTTTCAAGCTCCCGGATCTGGCGCGCCAGCTCCTCCGCCTTGCCCGTGCCAGTGCCAGCCAGGGAAGACCGACCGGTCGACACCTCGGCCTTGAGCTGTCGCTCCAGGTCCTCCCACTTCGCTTGTAGGTCACCCCGCAGGCACAGGTCGACGGAGGCGGTCGGCATCTCCGCGTTTTCGATCAGGGCGTCAATCGCCGCGAGGTCCACTGTGTACTCCCGATCCCCCGATCCTGGAGAGGAGAAAGGCCGCCGCACCCCGGATCGGGTTAGGGCACGGCGGCCGGTCAGCCGCGGCTATCAGACGCCAGAGGCGACGACGCCGTCCAGGCTCGGCTGTTTGCCGACGAACCACTGCGACTGAAACAGGGTTGCGCCGTTGGCCTCCGGCTGCTGCGGGCGCCGCTCGCCGCACTTGCCGGGGAACACCTGGACCTTGTCCGAGGCCGCCCACGCCTGGTCGTGCGCGACGCCGTAACGCATGACGAGGAACCCGGCGGTGCCGCGCTTGAGCGTGGTCCAACCGACGTCCTCGGTCTCCTCGTCCTGCCGGACGATCGTCAGGGTGATTCCGTACGTGGAGCGGCCGGGCGCCTGCGAGTTGCTCGTCTCACAGAGCTTCTGCACGCTGACGGTCTCCTCGTCCACGGAGATGTTCAGACCGTCCGCGGTGACCAAGCACTCCAGGTCGATACCGGCGGTCAGCTCGGTAGTGGTCGGCGCCGCCGGGTCCGCGATCGCGGGGACGTAGGTCAGGCGGATATTGCCATCGTTGAGCATGTCGGCCATGCGTCACTCCTCGTTGTTCTCGGCCGACGCGGCGTCGGCAGTGTCGCGGCGCGATCTCCGGCGCCGCACGGCGGTTTTTGCGCGCGTCGGCACCGGCCCTTCCGCCAGCACCCACCCGGGGAAGACCCCGAGGCGGAATGCGTGGGCGGGCAGGGCCGCGACGTGCCCCGTTGCCTCGCAGCGGGCGCGGACATGGGTGTCAGACACACGTCCTCCGATGTGGACGGTTAGGCGGGACGCGACTCGAGTAGGTAGGAGTCGCGCGCGGTCGACAGGTGGAGCCCCGTGTCCGGGTCGGTGTACGTCGAGTCCGTCACGATCGGGAGCGTCACGTCGAGCTTGATTCGCTTACAGGTGCGTCCGGCCACCACGGGGCGGGCGTCGATGAGGCGCGCGGCCACGGCGTCCGCGACGATCCCGGCGGCGTCGTCCCCTAGGCCTACACAGGTGAGCTGAAACTGAAGCCGGAACTCGTCGGAGTCGTTCGTGACCTTCACGGCGCGTCGGTTTCGGGCCGTCGTGTGGAACACCACGTACGGGAAGCTCGGGCGTTCGGGGACCTCACCGTCGGGATACAGCGTCATGGGCGGCGGCAGGTCTGCCAGCAGCGCCAGTACTGCGGCCTTGTGCTCGCGGATCACAGGACATCACCCGCGGCGTCGGCGAGCGCCTGCTCGAAGCGCGGGGCCTCGTTATGCAGTGGCGCCGTCAAGTTCAGGACTGGCGCGGTGTCGCGCCGTCCGAAGTAGAGCAGGTTACCGAGCGCACCCTGTACGCGCCCCTTGTCCGGCCCGATCTCGGCTTCCAGGTCGCCGACCATGTCGTAGGAGATGGAGCGATGGAAATGCTTGTAGGTTCCGCTGCTCCGTGCGTTGTCGCGAAGTTCCTCCTTGACGTTCAACGCTCCCCGCGCCACTACCCGGCGCAACTCCGGGCCCTTCTCGTCCGGGACGTCCTCGAGGTCGGCGGCTAGCTTCGCTACGCCCTGCGTGGTCACCTCGACGCGCATTAGTCGATCACCTCGTCTACGGCCAGGCGGAGCGCGGTCTGTAACGACTTGCGGTCGCCGGAGCGGATGCGGAGTACCCGGCCGACGTTCACCGGGTCGACTGACGTCAAGATCTCCGCGCGCTGGTCCGTGCCTACGTCGGCGGTGCCGGTCACGGGGAGATGCAGCTCGAGCGGGGACACGGTCCACTGACGGTCGCCGCCGGTCGGCGTGGACTCATACGCGCGAAGGGATTGGATCTTGCACGGACCTTCGTACGTGATTACCACGTTCGGCGTGTTGACCGCGGTAACCGGGTCCACTGTGTACCCGTCTACCTTCGTGATCCGGCAGGAGTCGAGCATGAGCGCCTCGGCGGCCCGGCGGCCCCTCTCGACCAGGCGGAGAACGCGGCTCACGAGCGGCTCACCACCATGACGGCGCCCCCGCCGAAACGGGCGCGCAGACGCCGCCGGGTCGCGTCGGGTAGCTCCATCGGGGTCGCGGTGGCGGCGCCACCCTGCGCGTACTGGACCGACACGTCGTAGTCGTCGACGTGCTCCCGTTCGCTCGTGACGCCGGAACGCGCGGCGTACCCTGCGTCGGCGTGCTCGAGGCCAGCCCCCACGAGGTTGCACACCAGGTCGACGACGTCCGCCGGGACCTCGTCGAGTCCGAATGTCAAGGTCACGTGGACGTCGCCGGGCAGCTCGCCCGCCCGCCGCCAGCGCGGGCGCCAGATCGCCCCACCGGAAAGCTTCCAGTCGTCGACCGGCTCCCCATCGATCGCCACCGAGGTCACCGACCGCACCGGGCCGGGGAGCGCCAATCGGCGCCCCTCCGGCGTCGGCAGCGACACGGTGGCGGTGGCCTTCGAGATGGGCACCCCTGCGGCGCTCCGGACCTCGGCAGACGCGGCGGCGAGCAGTGCGGCGACACGAGCCGTGTTAGTCGTGTCGACGCCGCGGGCCTGGAGGTCGGCGTCCGTTGCCAGCGGAGCTAGGGCCATGGGTGCCTCCTAGGGTCAGCTCTCGGGCTCCGGCTCCGGCGCGGTGCGCGGCTTGCGCGTCCGGCGGGGCTTCGGCTTCGGCTCCTCGGCCTGCTCGGGTTCCGGCTCGGCCTCGGGTTCGGGCTCCGGCTCCGGTTCGGACTCGGGCGTTACGCCCGTCTCGGTCTTGTTCTCGTCCTCGTCGACGGCGACGAAGCGGTAGCCCCGGGAACCATCGCCGACCAGGCCGGTAGCGATGGTTTCCGGGACGTCGACCTCGAGGCCGTTAGGACCCACGACCCGCATCAGGCGTTGGTCCAAACCGCGACGCCCTTCGGGCGAATGACCTTTCCGCCGTAGACGTGGAGACCGCGGAGCCGGTCGGCGAACTTGTCTTGAGCCCGCATACCCTCCGTCTCCGTGATCTGCGAGACGTAGGCGACCGACGGGCGGTACAGCGCGAGCGCCTGCGCCTTGTCGACCACGGGCAGGTTCTCCGTGGTGACAAGGTCGAAGCCGAGCAGACGGCCGAGCGTCGCCTCACGCAGACCCGCGGGCGAACCGCTGACGTCCACGCTGGTCAGCTTCGCGTCGGCGTCCAGCAGCATCGCCTCGAACTCCGCGTTGATGAGGGCAACGCGACCGCCCTGCGGGACCTTCGCCTTGTTCAGGACCTTTCGCAGGTCCCGAAGCACACGGAAGATGTCCGCCGGGTTCGTGACCGCGGCCGGAGTGGTCGCACCATCGCCGGTCGTGGTCGAACCGGCGCCCGTGACGGCAGTCGCGAGGATGAACTTGTCCGAGTCCTCCGCCAGACCCGCGGCGGCACTGCGGGTGTACGCGTCCATCGAACCGGCAGCCTGCCGACGGTCGATGTCGTCCACGTAGAAGTCGAACGACTTTTCCTGGTCGATCAAGAGGTCCTGACCCGTGTCGGACACGGCGTCGGCGGCCGTGGTCCGGCCCGCGGCCTTGTAGTCCTTCACCGCCACGTCCACGGCGGACGTGATGTGTACCGTGTTGCCTCGGGTGGCGTCGCCCTCGTACTCGCGGTTCACCAGCGATGCGGCCACGGCCGTCTCGCGGAAGTCCTCGAGCATCTGTGCATTCCAGATCTCGGGGATAAAGTTGGTAACGGCCATCTGGCGCTACTCCTCGTTACTTGAGCTTGCCGAGAACGGCGTCCAGCCGTCCGGCCTTACGTGCGGCGTTGATCTCCTTCGCGGACATACCCTTGAGATCCGCCCGGGTGAGCTGACCCTTCGGCGTGCCCTTGCCACGCGCGGAGTCGAAACTCGGGGTGCCGCCTTGCGCGGCCAGGTACGGCTTTTTCTTCAGAAGCTCGGTGATTGCGTCCGAGATCTCCTCGCCGTCCACCTCGCCGTCGTCGCCGACCTCGAAGTCGTCGACGTTCAGGTGGACGAGCGCGTCGGCCGGGTCGGCGAGGCGCTTCGCGGCGGCGGCGCGGATCTCACTCCGGAGAATGCGCTCGTTCGCCTTACGGGCCGCCTCGGTTGCGGCCTCCCGCCGTGCGGCCTCGAGGGCCTGCTCGTCGGGTGTCTTGTCATTGCCCTCGAGCTGCGCCTTCATTTCGGCGAGCTGCTGCTCCAGCTCTCGGGCCTTCGCTCGCGCGGCGCGCTCCTTCGCCTTCATCGCGTCGAGAGCCTTCTTTCCCTTGTCTCCGAGGGAATCTGGCCCGTCGCCACCTTCACCGCCTTCGGCGCCCTCCGTGCCCTCGGCGCCCTCGGCAGGCTTGCCGCCGTGGGCGGGGTCAGGGTTCGGGGAGCCCGCGCCGCCGTCGTTCTGGCCAGGCTCGGCGGTGGCGTTCGCGGTGGTGTCGTTCATTCGCTTCTCCGTTGCGGGTAGGCGGGCCCGCCGTTGCGGCGAGCTTCAGACGAGGTAGCCGTGAAGGCGGAGGAGGCGGACGGCCTCCTCGCGGGACGACGCGTCCCGGTAGATCTGCTCCGGCATGAGCCGGACGGCGCCCCCGAGGCGGGAGCGCGCGAAGCCACGTCGAGACGTGCCCTCGGTCGTTACGGTGCGACCGGCGGAGACCGCCATGCCGCGACGAGCGTTGACGACCTGCCCGGGGTCTGCCCCGTCGCGAATCGCCTTCGCTCCGTCCTTTGTGAACACTTTGTCCTGCTGCTCGGCCGACAAGCTCTCGAAATACGACCGGGGGTCGTGAATGAGGCCCTCAGACAGCGCGGACTCCTCGTTGCGAGTCGGCACGTGCACACAGTCACAGTTGGGGTGACGCTGAAAGCCCGCGCTCCATCGGTAGAAGCGCCCGGCCAGGATCGCGCACCGGGAGCAGGCAGGCGGGTTGACGAACCGCGTGTAGCCCGCGCCAGGGGTTGCCGCCACGGCCACGCCGTCGGCCACCCGGCCCGCGTCCTCGACCTGCGTACGCAGGATCAGGTCGAGGGTGTAGCGACCTGTGGCCTTCGCCTGCGGGAGACGCTGGCCCCCGGCAAGCGCGCGGAACGTGGCGTAGACGGGCCGCTGAAGCAGCGACTCGAGGGGTCGACCGTCCGATGCGGACAAGGTGAAGGCCTCCGGCCGGACCACGCCCAACGGGTCCCGTCCCGTGTCCTGCGCGTCGAGCGCCGAGACCACGTACTCGGTAGCCGTTCGCGCGGCGGCGAGCTGCGCGCCCCGGACTATCCGGAGCAGGCGAGCCAGCCGGGCCGCCCACGAGCCGATCAGGTCGTCATCGTCCAGCCCAGCCCATAGGGCCAGGCCCGCGGCGGCCGTAGCCTCCGCCAGCCTGGCGCGCTGCGCGTAATGGGCCCCGGCGACGTCACTCGCCGTCGCCATCCTCGGCCCCCTCGTCGCCGACGGGCGAGCCGGTCGCGGCCAGCTCCGCCGCTATCTTCGCGGTCGGGTCCATTTCCAGCTCTCGGCGACGCATGGCCAGAACGCGCGGGATGTCGTGCGGCGGCACCCCGTCCAGCTCAAGCAGGTACTCCAGCGGGTAGCCGAGAGCCTTCTTCTTCTGGAGCGCGTCCGCGCGCTGCGCCTCCGAGCGGTACTGAATGTCCTTCCACACCACGGACCCGAATCGGACGCGGTCGGCCTTGCGCTTGTCGCCCATGGCCAGTGCCATGAGGCGGTACACCTCGCGGAGCGACGGCTCGGCGAACATGATCCGTTCGCCCACCTTGGACACCAGCCCGGCCTCCGAGACCGTCAGCGCGTCGGCGCTAGAGTTGACGATCTTGGCTATCAGGTAGTGCGGCGGGGTCCTGGTCTGCGCGGCGATGTGCTCCACTGCGTGCTCGATAACGCTCGAGAAAACCTCGAGCGCGGCGGGCTTCCACTCGCCGATGCTCACGTTCTCGCCGGATAGAAACATGATCCGTTCGCGGATCAGCTTGTCCAGCTCGACCGGCCGTGAGCCGACCTCCACGCCGTTCTCGTCGAGGATGGGTACGCGGGGCGGCTCGGCACCGAGGGCCACCCGCTGCGGCAGAGATGCGTAGTCCAACGCGTTCAGCAAGTATGCCCACACGACGTTTACGGTGTCCTGCATGGACATGACGAGCTGAATGTCCGACACGGGGTCCGACGTCAGCATGTGACGGTTCCGGAACTCCACGAGCGGCATACGGCCGAGCGGGTTCCGTGCGTACGGCTCCTCGCCACGCGGTTGCCAGCCGAGAAGGTCTGTCGCGCGCCACCGCTCCCGCAGCGCGGGGTCGTCGGTCGACTCGCGGTAGAAGCGCCAGAGGCCTACTCCTCCGTCGTACAACGTGGCGTAGTCGTACTCGCCGTCCGTCCAGGCCACCATCCCGTACCGGGCTTCGCCTAGAGGGCTGTAATCCACGATGGCCTGTTCCGGGTGCTCCCACGTCACGCGCGGGAGCGACGGCTCGGCGGGGTTCGGGTGCACGAGGGCGAAGGAGCGGGACGCGGACGGGAACACTAGCGCGGTTTCGGCGAACCCGCGGTCGCACTCGGCGTCCGTCCACGCGCGGTACAGCGCGTCGTCGGCCCTTGCGGACCGAGGGTTCAGCCGAATTCCGAGCGGCTTCATACGCTCGGCGGTCGCCTCCGCTACGGGCAGGCACCAGTTGTCCGAGAAACCCGCGAACTGCTTTTCGAAGTATTCGCGGAACTCGTCCGAGGCGAACGGCATCCGGCCGAGGTCGCCTCGCAGATAGCCGATACGCCTTTCCAGGCCGGGGCGCCGAGTCTGAAGCTCCGTCGAGAGACGCTCGACAACCCGCGCCGCATCCTCGACGGAGTCGGGCATTGGTTCATCTCCTCCGTGTGGTGGACGGCAGATACACGTAGTTGGACCGGGCGGACCTCCAGCCCTTCGCGGCCGTCACGTCGCCCGCCGCCTCGTGCGTGATTACCGACGTCACGCAAGCGTCGATCTTCTGCGGGTCCGTCGCCTTCACCAGGACGTAGCGGCCCTGCGGGCGCGCGGAGCACCGGGCGTTGGCCACGTGCTGCGCGGTCAGCTCGCACCCGTCGTGAGTGAATCCGGAGTCCGCCTTGACGATGTCCGTCCGGAGCCGCTCAGCGGCTTCGAACATTTGGACCGGTCGTCTGGTGTGCCAGCGAATCACGCGCTTCTCGCCGTGCCGCTCCGCCCATGCGTCCACTTCGGACTCCCAGTACGGCGGATCGCAGTACATGCGAACGACCTCGTACTTAGCGAACAGCTCGTCTACGGCCGCGTCGACCTCGAGTCGTGGGACCTGGCCGCCGTGGTCGGCGGGGTTCCAGATTGTCGGCAAGTTGTCGGGGCCGTACGTTGGCGTGAACTGGTATCCGTCGGCAGTCTCCGCCCGTATCGCTGTCCAGTCGTCGACGTCCGACCCGTCGAAGCCGAGGACCACAAGGGACCCGCGCCGGATCTCGCGGGGCGTCGGCGCCTTACGCTTCTCCCACTTCGCGCGCTCTACCCACGACCCGGAACCCGAGACGATGCGGTTACCGAAGAAGCGTTCGGCTTCCGCGGGCGACTTCTCGAGCAGCTCGGCGGCCTCCGCCTCGATCGAGTCGAGGTCGATATGCCCGCCGTTCTCGCGTAGCGAGTAGCGGTACACGTAACGGTGAATCCGCCGCCGCTCCGCCTTGTTCGTGTAGGAGAGCGTCGCGGGGGCCTGTGGGTGGAACCGAAAGACGTCCTTCGCCCGGCTCTCGGCGGTCATCTGCGCCACCGACTGCTCCGACGGGTCCCACGCGTTCGTCGTCTCCTCCGCGCGGCCACCCATACCGGCCAGGCCTCGGCGCTGCGTGGTGGCAACCTTCGTCATCTTGTTTGTGGTGGTCCAGATGCCGGTTTCGTCTTGCGGTACGTAGGTCACCCGCTGCCCGAGTCGGGACTGTGCGTTGGACGTAACCTTGTCGACGCGACCCCCGCCGGGAAGCCGGGTGAACTCCTCGCCGGGCGTCGACGGGATGAGGTCCTGAAGGGGCCCGTTCTTGACCATGGAGACGAACGCGTCGTAGACGTTGCCCGCCTGCTCCTCCGAGAACGCGGTCACCTGGATTAGCGGCGTCGGCCAGGGCATCCCCATGGCTTCGCCGGGTTCGTAGACGTAGACGAACCCGCACCCGCAGCCGTATTCCCGGCAGTCGTAGACCTCGCCGCCGCGCGCCCAGCCCGCGAACAGCGCGGGGCCGAGGCCCTCAAGGCAGATTCGCGCCGCGGAGTACGGGCCCTTCCCGGCCTTCTGCGGTAGGACGATCTGCGAACGGCGGTAGTAGAAGGCGGGGGCGAGTACGGGGTCCTTCGGGTTCCACACCACGTCAGGCTTGAGCCGGTACGCGTTGGCGAGACACCAGAATTGCCAGTCCAGGAGGTCGAAGGGCTCGCCCTTGCGGAAGCCGTCCGGGATCACGCAGTGCGCCTCTACCCAGTCGAGGGCTACGAACAGCGTCGGGAAGGTGACCCGGAACTCCTCGTCAGGCGCCACCGTTCACCACCCGCATACGTTCCCGGGCGGACGGGCGGCGCCCGGTCGACGCGCGGGACGGGGCGGGGCCCTCGTCAGTCGACGCGGGCGCGGCGTCGGCGATGCGCCAACGGTTGCGGAGCATCCCCTGAACGCTCAGGCCGAGGGAGTCGAGGTACTGGCGGACGACCTTCTGTCGCTCCACGGAGCCGCCGGGCTGCTCGGCTAGCGCGAGCATCCGGACGAACAGCGCGACCTCGTATTCCTGCGAGAGGGCAGCCCACATGACAGCCTGCGGCCGGGTCCACATGTCGTCCCATAGGTCGTGCTCACGGTCGGTGGGGTCCTCGAGCGGCCACGTCGGCGCTGGCGCGTCGCTACCCTCGCGCGGCAGCGTCACCCACCCGGCTTGATCGGACGGGCGGTCGCGCCTCAGCGCGTTGGGGTCCGGCGCGGGGCCGGACACGGCACGTGCGCCTCCTCGTGGCATGGCTCGGTCCCCCTCCCCGCGTTGCGCGGCGCGACGGGCTGGACTGGCGCGGCGGCTACGTTGCGTAACTGCGGCGTCTGTCCACAGTAGAATTCGATGTTTGCGCAGGTCAGCGCTCGATTAGGGTCACCTAACCCGGACCCTTTGAACCTGACAGACCTCGGAGAGCCCTCCCCGGCGGTCCCCTCCGTCCAAGGTGGATAGAGGGGTACCCCCACCCCCTGTCACGCTGAGTGACGGGTCACCGGGCGTTCCATCCGCCGGGCTGCTCACGTGCGGTGTGCTGCGAGTGGTGCGAGTGGCAAAGCGCCTCGAGGTTGTGGTCCGCGTACCCATCCGGTCCGCCTGGCCCTAGCCCGTCGAGGTGGTTCACGTCGGTGGCCTGACGGAAGCAGGCCGCCCGTTCACAGAACGGATGCCGTGCGAGGTAGTCGTCCCGCTTGCGTTCCCACCGAGTGCCGTAGCCACGTTGCCTCGCGGTACCGCGAACCCGGTCCGCCCGGGTCTCACACCCTGCGCACCTACCCGACTCGACCAGCTCGGGACACCCCGACGTGCTACACACCTTCAGCGCACGGCGGCGCGGGCTCACGAGTCCTCGGCCTGCTCTCGGCCGTCTAGGGAGTGGTGCGTGACCAGCCACCTATCCCCGGCCCCGTCGGTGTCCTGGTGCTCCACCTCGGGCCCGCACGGGCACTCGGCGTGAGGGCCGTCTACCTCGTGCCCCACCAGGTCGTCGATCGGGGCGACGTGAATGTGGTCGCCCACCTCGTGCACCAGCCAGCGGGCGGAATCCTCGTCCTCGTCGGCCGGGGCGGGGTCGTGCGTCAGCTCGAACGAGAGAACGGGCCGACCGAACAGGCGCAGCTCCAAGAACAC